TGAACTATCTAAAGATGTAGAAAATGTTACACATTTAACATCACAAATAGATCCTTCTGTTAATTTACCATTGGATAAGCATAATTTATGTGTTTATGGAGCAAATCCGTTAGCTAAATTTAGTGCTAAAAATTACTATCGTAATCACCCTTATAAACCAAGTGTTGAGAAAGTATTTGGACCGGAGAAATATTCTCCTCCATATAAAATAAATAGTTCTCATCACAAACGTAAAGCTTTAACTAAACTTGCCAGTCCTAATCAGGATTTCGTTGAAGAAGATGTTAATTTTGCAACACAAGATTATTTATCTTCAATTTTTGAGTTTATTGATAATATGTCGAATGATGATAAAAAACGATATGGTAGAGTTTTAAGTTTTACGGAAACATTGGATGGTATTCCTGGCGAATGTTTAAATGGTATTAATAACCATACATCGGTAGGGTTTCCTTATAAAGGTAAAAAATCTAAGTACATGTTAATGGAAGAAGAAGATCCAAATGTACCTATTATGCCTCGAACATTGATACCCCATGAAGGAGTTGATATGAAAGAAGAGTATAATAAATTAAAAGATAAATATCTTAATAAGGAATCAGGAGGCTGTGTATTTAAGGCTTCTATGAAATCCAATGAACTTTTGCCTAATCATAAGATTAAGGCAAGAGTATTTATGGGATGTAATTTCCCATTCCTATTAGTTGTCCGCCAATATTTAGGTGGAATTATACAATTAATGGGAGATAATCGCTTTTTGTTCGAGATGGGAAAAGGCATTGATATGAACGGTATTGATGCTCATCATCTTAGACAATTCTTAGCAGAATATTCTACTGAGAATGTTATAGCACTTGATTATTCAGCTTTTGACCAGACAATGTCTGCACAAGTTTCATCCCAGGCATCTTTTATAATTGTTCAAATTATGAAGCGCTTAGGAATGAGTCAAGAAGCTATAACTATTGCGACTGGAGCTTTAACTGATATGAATTATCCATCTATATTGTTTGATGGTTCTTTGATTGGATTAGGGAATAGTAATCCTTCGGGACAACCCTTAACCACTGAACTTAATGGTATAGTTAATTCTTTATATTTACGTATTTTATTTTTCGGATTATATCCTGAATTGAAGAATCGTAAACGTTATAAAGAATGTGTACGATCTATGACGTATGGAGATGATAATATTAGTTCTGTTTTACCAGAATATTTAAATTTCAATGGTGAAACTATTGTAGATGCTGGCAAGAAAGTAGGTTTAACAATTACTATGGCTGATAAAGATGCTAAAATAGTTAAATTTACTAAATTAGATGAAGAGAGTGATTTTTTAAAACGCACTTTTCGTTATTGCCCTCATTTAGAATTATACAGAGCTCCAATTTCTGTAGATTCTCTAATTAAAAGGTTTTATTATATGCCTCTCGAGAGTCCATTAACGGCTCATGAGTTATTTTTAGAGAATATTGATGATGGTCAACGAAGCGCTTCTTTGCATTCGCGTGAAGTGTTTGATGATTATCAACAAAAATTAAAAGATATAGCTTTAGATGCTGGAGTTTTTGATACTTGTCATTGGTATTCTTATGATTCTTTATTAAAAGATGCTAAAGATAAAATCGAAGATGAGATGAAAGATTCAGAA